GCTGCGCTCAGCCTGCACCTCCAAGGTGCCCTCCAACTTCTCCCGTGCCTCACTGGTCAGGGTCTCCTCCGACCCGCTTCCCTCGGTCTCTCCATACGCCGAGGCCAACTGCTCCACGATCCCGTAGGGCGACAGCGGGTAGGGCAGGTTGCCCCGGTCCGCCATGCCGTAGATACCGGCGTTGTTGGTGACCCCGAACCCGGTCGCCAGCAGCATCCCGTACTCGGTGATGACCGGAGGGTCGTTGAAGTTCTCGTCGCGCATCTCCGGCAGCCGACCGATCGGACGGTGCGTGTCCCACAGCAGGATGCGGCGACCGATAGCCACGTAGTCCAGGCCCGCTGTCGCAGCCAGGTCGTCAATCTCCTCCCACGCAGTCTTCGCGAAGTCAGGCTGTGCACGGGACTGACGTGCGTCGTCGGGGAAGTCGAACGAGGTGAGGTAGCCCAGCAGGTTCGGGTCGTCGGGAGCCAGCGCGTTCATGATGATCCGCCGCGACCGCTCGACCACCGTGGCGACACCGACCTGCTCGCCGTTGATGATCCGGTAGGCGTCGTTGTAGCCCTGCCGCATGATGCGCCGGTACAGGTAGGCCAGCACGTCCTTGGCTTCGACCTCCACCGCATCGCGCATGTAGGTGATCCGCGTGATCGGCCCCTCCCACACCCGCACCCCGTCACGGAACACGACCAGTTCGTGCATCCAGCAGCGGGTCTCCGAGAGCAGCGCACAGCAGTCATCTCCGAAGCCCGAGGTGTCGATGATGCAGTTGGAGATATCGTCGCGCTTCCGGTTGTAGATGATGCGCGCGATCGGCGTGACCTCACCACGCGGGATCGTGCCGCCCCGGTCGTAGATGAACACCCGGTGAGTGCCACACCCCAGGTCTCCACTGATCGTGGTGTAGAGCGGGACGACAGCATCGGGCACCGCTGAGCCCGGTGTGGTGATCGTCCAGAACCTCGCGGACTCCGACCACTGAGACTCGTCCCCGTCGAGAGCATCGGTGGTGCGTGCCTGCCACTCGTAGTGGTAGCCCGGCACCAGCGTCTCCGGGGGCACCGTCCACCGCGAGTCCGAGCCCGGGTAGGACACGTCCCCGAACAAGGTGATCCACGACGCTGCGCCGATCACGCGGTAGCGCAGGTCCGCCGAGTGCTGGGTGTCGCCCTGCTGAGGGTCGCGGAACTCCCACTGGAAGGTGATCGGCTCCTCGGTCACCACCGCCATGTCCTCGGCGGGACTCAGAGGCCACGGTGGTGCTGCTGCTCCGGTGCAGAAGAACGAGCGGGTTTCCGAGAACGGACCCCACGCCTTCTGCGGGTCCTGGGTACGGACCTTCCACTCATAAGAGTTGTTCGCCAGGAACGCACCAGGGTCAGCGACCCACGTCTCGTCGTAGGTCTGGTACGTCACCGAGGTCCAGTCCGAGGCAGAATGCGACGGCGTACCGGCACGGCGGTACTTCAACTCGAACGACCGCTGGGTCGCGTGCTCAGGGTCGTCGGGGTCACGGTGGTTCCACTCGAACACCGCCGAGGACAACTCACTGAACTGCGCGTTGTCGCCCGGGGTGATGAGGGTGGGCTCCAACGGGTTGCGGTTCGTCCAGAACGTGACGCCGTTGTAGTTGGTGGAGAGCAGGCCCTTCTCGTCCTGGGCGTAGATACGGACGTGGTACAGCGTGTTCTGGGTCAGCCCGTTCAGATCAACCTCGGCACGCCCGTGGTGCTTCTTGTTCTTCGGGGTGTGCGCCGGGTCCTTCTGCGGGATCAGCGGCGACTTCACCGTCTGCGGGTTGGCGAAGTCACCGTTCGGTGCGTACTGCACCACGATGCGGACCTTCTGCTTGTTGTCCGGGTCGTGGATCGCGGCACTGATGTGGACGTGTCCGGTGGACTGCGTGACGAACTCATCCACAGCATCCTTGCCGCCGATCTGGACGCTGCTCGGTGCGTTCGGCGGCTGGTTCGCCGGAGGCGGGGTCACCCAGGACAGCGACACCTTGCCGTTGCCGAGCGCCCCGACCCCCTGCGCGGAGGAGTACCCGGTCAGGCCGAGGCGAAAGTTGGAGCCACCGCCACCGCCACCGCCACCATGCTCGTCGTCCAGGCCAGCCTGCCCACCCCCTCCGGGGTAGTAGCCACCCCCTCCACCCCCACCCCCCCAGGTCCCCGGGAGGCCAGGTCCCCCACCCGCCCCACCCCGAGCGAGAATCTCGTTCTTGCCGCTGTTGCCGTCGTAGACAGAATCCAGCGACGAGGTGCCCTGGTTGCCGCCCTGAATCTGAGTGCCACCTGTGGCGTTCCCGGTGTCACCACCAGCCACGTTCGGGCAGCGACCCGACTCGCCCTCGATGTACCCACCGCCCGCGACGCCGGGGCAGCCAGCCTCTCCTACGTCGGCACCGCCACGACCCCCGATACCTGCGTCGCCGGAAGTCCCCCCGGCACCTCCGGCGACAGCCTTGATCGCGCCGGTCTTGGAGTTCGTGCGGATGACCGAGGCACCACCCCCGGAATATCCACCGGGGTGACCCCGCCCATCCCCACCAGCACCGCCTCCACCGAACGTGCCAGCGCCACCCGTGTTGCCGTTGTTGGCCTGGCCCTTCTGCCCGACCTGAATCCACAGCGTCTTGACCTGCTTGACGTTGACCTTGCCGGAGACCCGACCGCCTTCCGAGTCGCCAGACCCAGCGCCGTCGAGGGTCACATCGACCCACTCGACCTTCTTGGGCACGTCCCACTTCTGCCAGTCCCCGGTGTAGGAGAACGTCTTGTCAGGCATCAGACCGCCCTGCCGTAGAGGGACAGGTCCACCACCGGAGGTGTCTGTGTCTCCGGCAGGTCGAGGGTGACCACGTACCCGAACCCACACGACAGCAACGGCCACTCGAACGGCCTGCCGTCACTCTGGAACACCAGTGAGTCGGCGCGCACCTGAGTGCCTCCCGGGGCCTGCACCAGCACCCGCTGCTCGCTGGCATCGAAGATCAGCGTGTGGTCCTGGGGAACGTAGGACACGATGAGGTCGCCGCAGTAGGCGCACGGGTCATCAGAGATATCCCCGGTCAGGTAGGGGTCGGAGTAGAAGCGCAGGCGCAGGTTCCGCAACTCGTCGTCACGGGCGTGGATGGAGACCTTCGGGACCACCTCGCCCCACAGCGGAATGAACTGCTTGGGGATGGTGAACTGCCGACGCCGCCAGTTCGTCGGCGGGTCGTAGCAGCCGATCGGCACCGAGGGCGCGCTCGGGGGTGGCAGCACCGCAGGACACAGGGGGTCCACGACGGGCTCATAGGGCGGTGGAGCGCACGAATCGTCGTCTGGGTACATGTAGCCGTTGTCGTCTATGTAGCCGCCCTCAGGCACCTCTCCGCCCGCCCACGGCACCTCCACGCCCGGGTCGAGCAGCCCGCTGATGACCTCCACCTCGATGCCGAGTTCATAGGGCGATCCAGCCACGGCACTGAACGTGACCGTCCACACCGCAGCACCATCGGAGGTGACCCGCTTGCTGGTCAGCGTGGGACCGCTGTTGAACACCACCTGACGCAGCGAGCGGTGGTAGTCGCTCAGGCACTCCTCCACGTCGAACGGGTTGGTGGGGTCTATGTCGGCCTCAGGGTCGGCGGAGAGGTAACACAGCGTGGCACCCGAGCAGCCGAGGAACGTCGGCGTGCAGGCGTTGCCGAGGAGCACCTGCTTCAACCACCGCATCCCGTAGTCGCACGCTGCATCGGACTCCCCGAACAGCACAGCGTTGAACACGATGGTCTTCATCGCGTTCCTGATCCTGCCCGGCGACCCACCATCGGTGATGTTCTCCACCGGCGCGGAGACACGCGGAGAGTTCTCGATGCCGTCCACGCCGAGCGGGTAGATGCCGTAGAACGAGTACGACTCGGGCTTGTCCGGGTCAGTCCACGGAGCGTCGTCCTGCATCGGCGTGTTGTAGGACTCGCCCAGCATCAGCGGCAGCGCCTCGTTGTTGTAGACAGGACGGAACCAGCCCAGCCCCGCGTTCTTCATGTACGCCTCGGTCCGCGCCACGTTGATGATGACGTTGCCGTCGTACTCGAAGTAGCCCTCCCAGGACATGACCGCCTCCTTCCTCTTTAGTCACTAAAGTCAGTAGCCCACGGCTGCCAGGTGGTTGATCGTCGCTGCCGCCACCGCACGCGGGTCCGCACTCGGGCTCACTACCGTGATGCCGCCCACGTTCACCGTCTTCCCCGCCGCTGTAACCGGCGCAGTCGGGACAGCGCCC